ACGCGCCATGAGCATGGTGGCAGTATCTACGAGGAAAGGGGTGTCCTCGTCCTATGATTCGTGGCCTTATCGCTGACCTCCTAGTGATCGGTGGCGCGGCCCTGGTTGGCTGGGGATTGTGGATGATCTATCCGCCTCTGGGCCTCATCTGGGGTGGGGGCGTACTGTTGGCGATAGGCGTATTCAGCGCCGGGAGTAGTCTATGGCGATCCTGAGTTGGCTGATAGGCAAGCGCGCAATGACCATAGACCAACTGGATGCTCTCATGGATCGCTCAGTAGGCGGCCAACCCTCAGTGACGGGCATGTGGGTGACGCCTGATAGTTCGTTGAGCACTGTGGCTGTGTTCGCATCGGTGCGCATTCTGGCAGAGACCATCGCTATGCTGCCGCTGGTCACGTACCGCCGGTTGGCTGGTGGCGGCAAGGAAAGGGCGCTGGATCATCGGCTCTACCGCATCTTGCACGATGCGGCCAACCCGGAGATGACCAGCTATGAGTTCCGCACCTGCATGGTGGGCCAATGCTGTACGTGGGGCAATTCCTACGCCGAGATTGAGATGTCCGACAACGGCCCGCTGGCCCTGTGGCCGTTACGTTCCGACAGAATGAAAGTCACGCGAACGCCCGCTGGGCTTCTGTATAACTACACGCTGCCCAACCGGGCCACGCCGATACCGCTTCCGGCAGCCAGAGTACTGCACCTGCGCGGCCTGTCATCCGACGGCATCATGGGCTACTCGCCCATCGCTATGGCCCGCGAGGCGGTGGGGTTGGCGATGGCCACCGAGCAGTATGCGTCGCGCTTTTTCGGCAATGATGCACGGCCTGGGGGCGTCTTGCAGCATCCTACCAAGCTGACGCCGGCAGCAGCCGAGCGGCTCAAGCAGTCCTGGGAAGAGGCCCATCGCGGGTTGTCCAATAGCAGCCGCGTGGCTGTGCTCGAGGAGGGGGTGACCTGGCAGTCGGTGGGCCTTCCGCCAGAGGACTCACAGTTCATCCAGTCCAGGCGCTTCCAGGTGGAGGAGATCGCCCGCCTATTCCGCATCCCGCCTCACCTACTGGCCGACCTGGAGCGGGCAACGTTCTCCAACATCGAGCAGATGTCGCTTGAGTTCGTGATGTACACGCTCATGCCCTGGTTGGTCTCTATCGAGCAGCGCATTTTGCAGTCGCTATTCCCGCCAGATGAGCGAGAGACCTACTTCGCTGAGCACCTGGTGACCGGCCTGTTGCGCGGCGACACTGCCTCACGCTATCAGGCCTATCAGACGGGGCGATTGAACGGCTGGCTGAACGCCGATGACATCCGCGAGATGGAAAACATGAACCCGCTGCCCGATGGCGAGGGTCAGGACTACTGGATGCCCGCCAATATGCTGGTTGCCGGAAGCCCGCCGCCACCCGTAGCGCCTCCTGCCGCGGCAGCGCCAGAGGAGCCGCCGCCATCCGAGACAGCGCCGGCCGCTCGCAACGTGGCACTTCCAGAGGGCGAAACGCGCTCCAGCGACGCTTCCCGAAGGCAGTTATCGGCCAGTTATCTGCCCATTTTCGCTGATTTTGCGACCAGAATCATCCGCCGCGAGCGTTCCGATGTGCTGCGAGCCGCCGAAAAGCACCTCCTACGCCGCGATGCGAAGGCGTTCACAGACTGGCTGGACACCTACTATAAAGACACCGCGCCTGCTTATATGGAGTCCATGATGCGACCGGCGATGTCCTCCTACGGGTTTCTGATTTCGGCCTCGGCGGCCTCGCAAATCGGCTTCAAGGGCCTGAAAAAGCCCGATTTGGAGCGGTTTACCACGGATTATGTGCGTTCTGCGGTCGGTGGACACGCTCTTTCGAGCCGCAACCAGCTGGCGCAGGTGCTCCAACAGAGCATCGATGATGAGACCGACTCACTCGATGCGGTGTCGGGTCGCCTCGATGAGTGGGCCGACAAGGGGCCTGACAAGATGTCCAGGATGCAGACAGTACAGGCCAGAGGGGCATTTTGCGCTTTTGCATGGCGTTCTGGGGGGGTAAAACGCCTGGTTTGGCACACTTCTGGGGGCAAAAACTGCCCGTTCTGCACGCAAATGGACGGGAAAACGGCAGGCATCGATGAGTCGTTTGTCGGCGAGGGGGATACGCTGAGCGGCGGCGATGGACAGGAACTGAAGCCAGGTCGCAACATCTCTCACGAGCCCCTACACGCCGGCTGCGATTGCGATGTAGGGCCAGAATAGAGGAGGGGGAATGTCTGAAGTCGGAGTGGTTCACCGGAAAATGGTGCCGATCTCCATCGAATTATGGCAGGAGATGATGACCACGGGATGGGAATCGCACTTTCGCTGCATAGAGGGCTTGCCCGAGGGCGCGGTTTTCGTGGATGCCCGCTATAACCCAGAGATGATGAGTCTGGTTCTCTTCTTCGACCATCCGAGTTTCCCGGCTGTAGGCAGCGCCGTATCCAGGTTGGTTCCCACGATCGGAAAGCTGGACTGCGGCCGGTCTTGGAAAGAATATGTTGAGGGCTGGAAGTGACCTGGGTCCCCCTGCGTGAGCCGGGCACGGGCAAGTTGCTTGCCCGCTACGACCCGGAACGTGATATAATCGAGTTCCAGAGACGCGGTATCAAGACGGTGGTTGACTTACGACAGGTAAAGGAGAGCGCCAATGAGCGACGGAGAGAAACGGGCACAACAACCAGAGCTTTCGGAGATGAGCGGAGCGCGGATCATCCAGATTGTTGAGGCAGCTGGCTGGGTGGCAGTCTATTCAAAGGCAGGGCGTAGGGAAGAGTTCCCCGTGGCATGTTGGGCTTTGCGCGAATATCAAGAGGATGGTATCAGATATACCGACGTCATCGGCCTCATTACCGTACAGAACATGGTAACCTTAGAGCATCCTTGTTCAGAGATGAGTGGTGACGAACAGTTTGAAGGGTACGAGAGAGACTGATAGCAAAATCATAACCGCATAGCATCGAGCGCCAGAGAGCGCCTTTCCCGAACGCCAAGAGCGACGGGGAGGGCGCTCTTTTTTTGTTTGGAGGCTGAACATGGGAGCAATCGGCATTCATCATACGGAAACTTCGACCGGCAACTGGGACGGTCCCGCTAACGAGGCGCGGCTGAAGCTGGACGGCACTGAAGCCTACTATCGCACCGCCTACGCCTGGCAGGATACCGCCGGCGACCCCGTGACCAAGAGCGCCTACCGGTTCCCTCATCACGAGGTCAGCGCTGATGGCAGCGTTGGGGCGGCCAACGTGCGCGCCTCTCAGACCGGCATCGGCGTCCTGAACGGTGGACGCGGGGGCACAACCATCCCCGCCGCGGATCGGCGTGGGGTGTACAACCATCTGGCGGCCCACCTGCGTGATGCAGAACTGGAGGCCCCGCCGTTGCGCCTCTCCCCGGCGCTGGTCGAGCATCGGGCCTATCCGCTGCAAGACTTGCGAGTAGACGAGGCCGACTCCAGCCCGCACATGCGCGGCTATGCTGCCGTTTTCAATAGTCTGAGCGAGCCATTGGGGCAGTGGGGCACGCCGATCCGCGAGAAGATTCGACCCGGCGCGTTCGCAAGGACTCTGAAGCAGGCTGATATACGTGCCCTCTTGAACCACGATCCCAACTATGTCCTGGGTCGGAACAAGGTCGGCACGCTCTCCCTGGCCGAGGACGCACGCGGTCTGGCAGTGGACATCCAGCCGCCAGATACGCAATGGGCACGTGATCTGACTGCCTCCATGAAGCGAGGGGACATTGATCAGATGTCCTTCGGCTTCCAGATTGTCAAGGACGAGTGGGAGAAAGGCAAGGATGCATCTGGCGCTGAGACCGTGACTCGAACCCTGCTCGAGGTCAAGCTCTTTGATGTCTCAGTGGTGACTTTCCCTGCCTACCCGTCCACCAGCGCCGGGCTGCGCGATATGTGGAGCGTGATGGCCGCAGAGGAAGAACAGGATGATGAGATGGAGTCTATCGGGCACCCCCTCCAGGTGGAGACGCTGCCCGACAAGATAGAACTACCGGCGGAATCTACCGTCAGCAGCCCGCCCGAGATCGGGCACCTGCATACGGACGATGCGCGCCGGCGATTGCAACGCTACTACGATATTTTGGAGGGTTAAATGTTCAACGATATTGCAGGAATGCGCGAAGAGCGCAAGAAACTGGTGATTGAGGCCCGCGAACTGGTTAACCGGGCCGATCTCGAAAAGCGCGAGATGACTCCAGACGAGAAGCTCTTGTTCAACGACAAGATGGCCCGCGCCGATTCCCTCACCGAGAAGATTGAGCGCGAAGAGCGGCTGCTCAGGATGGGGGACAAACTCGAAGGCCCTCACCCTGAGACACCCTCGATCAAGCCTGATCCCCAGGATGGAAACGTCGAGCAGAACGTCTACGGACAGCAAAGACAGTTTCGCTCCCTGGGCGAGCAGTTGATGGCCGTGATGAAGGCGGGAACTCCTGGCGGGGTTGTTGACCCCCGATTGACCACCCGCGCCACCGGCCTCAACGAGGGCACTCCCTCGGAGGGTGGCTTCCTGGTGCAGACTGATTTCGCAAGCGAGCTGATCAAGCGCACCTATGCCACGGGCATCCTGCCCGCAAAGTGCCGCCGACTGACCGTTAGCCCCAATAGCAACGGCCTCAAGATCAATGCCGTCAACGAGACCAGCCGGGCGGACGGATCGCGTTGGGGTGGCGTGCAGGTCTACTGGAAAGCAGAGGCCGCCGCCAAGACCCCGACCAAGCCAGCGTTTCGACAGATCGAGTTGGATCTGAAGAAGATGGTTGGTCTGTGCTACGCCACCGACGAACTGTTGCAGGACGCGAACGCCCTGCAAGACGTGATGTTGCAGGCGTTCTCCGAGGAAATGGGCTTCAAACTCGATGATGCGATCATTCGTGGCACGGGCGCTGGCCAGCCACAAGGCATCCTGGGCAGCGGGGCCCTGGTGACTGTGACCATCGAGACCGGACAGACCGCCGATACCCTGAACGTACAGAACGTCATCAAGATGTGGGCGCGCTGCTATGCCCGATCTCGGATGAATGCCATCTGGCTGATCAACCAGGACATCGAGCCGCAGCTGTTCACGCTGGGTATCCCCATCGGCACGGCAGAGCAGCTGGTGTACATGCCCCCTGGTGGTATCAGTGGGCAGATGTACGGCACGCTGTTCGGGCGACCAGTGATCCCCATCGAGCAGTGCTCTACCCTGGGCGACCTGGGCGATATCATCCTGTTCAACCCAGAGGATTACGTTCTGGCGGATAAGGGCGGGATGCAATCGGCGAGTTCGATGCACGTGATGTTCGTGTACGACGAAATGGTGTTCCGCTTCGTGTACCGGGTGGACGGGCA